CCTTGGCGTAAGCGTATTCCCATATAAACAATACCGCTTCCGCTATTGTATTTTTTGAATTTTCTTCCTAAGTTTCGGCCAAACGCCGTCTGGTTCGTCCTTTGATCCCTTCTTTGGCAGAATGATCGGAAGTTATCGTATAGAAGATTGGCTCGCTCGAAGTACTGTTTGTCGACCTCGCAGTATTCGTCGATCCACTGTTGGACGATGTCCATTTCTTTTTTATATTCCGCGGTGGCCGCTTTAATCGCGGCGGGTTGTTCGAGGCCCTCTTCTTCGTAGAGGCGATACCCTTCAAGAAGCCAATTTAGGATCTGCGGCTTCTCGGCGAGCAGCTTTTCACGCAGGTCCTTGTCCTCGCGGCCGTCAAAGTCAGTCGGGACTGGGATCTTCACGATGCGGCGCCAAATACCTTTGTCGGTGCCGCGAATAACTGGCTCGTAGTTCGTGGCCATCCAGATCTTGCAGCGCACTTCAAATTCGAAGGAATTGGCATACAAGAACCTAGCGACCATTTTACCAATGCCGGATGTAAACTGTTTTACAAGCTGTTCATCTAGTTTGTCTCCGGACTTGATCTCTTCAACAACACAGAAGCGTTTTCCTTTTAAACGAGCGATTTCTTCGCTGTTTTGAGATCCAAAAGTAGTCTCTGTCAAAAGTTGGGGCTTCGATGTTACGGAATAGCCGCCGAGCGTCTCTGCAATAACGTCCAACAACAATGATTTGCCGTTATTACCATCACCGTGAAGGATGAACATGCATTGTTCGCGTGTTAGATCGCTGATCGAGTAACCAAGGGCTTTGTGGACGTAATGAACGACTTCAGGATCCGCAAAGATCTCATTGATGAATTTGATAAATCGTTTTGGTTGACCCTCCCCCAGTTCGCAATTGGTCGACATTGATATCATGTCCGCCCTTTCGCTGGGCCTAAGCGACTGGGTCCTAAGATCGATGGTTCCATTATTGCAGCATATTAATCTCTTGTCGAGGTCAAGAAGCGAGTTGGTAACAGGGATACCTTCTAAATGACGGGCTTCCTTAAGCATTGCTTCTTTACCGGCGCTGCTATAGAGATGCTCGATGTTTTTGAAAGCTCTGATTTGCTGCTGCATATCAGACACTGATCCCATTTCGTATGTTATTTTTTCGGCTAGGATTTCAGCAAGGTTCTTAATGGACTCCGTAATATCGTACTGCCAATAATTACCATTCCAGGTCATCCATATTTTATTGTCCACGTTATATCGAACGTTGTCGCCAAACATGTCGGCGAACTTATGGGCGTTCCCCGTATCGTTGAATTCATAGTTTTTGCTCGGAACCGCCTGGACGGGAGCCCCCACAAACATCGTGGCATTGTGGATTGTATTGAGACTGTATTCGCCCTTCCATTTTTTCTGGTGTGTAGGATCCTTACTTTGGAAATAAGGCGAAGCCTCGAAATACCTGCGCATCTCGGCCTCGTCGTTCTTCAGATAGTAGGCTAATTTGCAAGCGAGTGCCATATCGATCTCGCTCTCATTGGCTCCCGAACCTGGGGCGGTCGCATTCCAAAGCTCGGCGAACTTGCTGTCCTTCTTCAGCGCCTTCTCCACATTGAACGCACCTTTCCTCATGTATTTGTCGAGGATTGGCTGGATGTCGACCTCCGCAATCGTGTCGCCAGAGATCTTGTTCCCAGTTATGGAGACGAATTTGTTCGTGTTGTCGCTGATGTAGATCTCAAGGCCGTTGTTACGGTTGTTGATGTAGTAATCTTGCTTGTTGATCTTCGTCTGCGTCTTGAAGATGATACGGACGCCAGTTCTTGATGGAGAATATTCGGTGTACGATTTGCAGAAGTCCACGATCTCCTTCGCCATCTCGGAGAGGTTGCCGCTTTCGTCGACACAGTGGTCGATGTCCACGGCAGAGTAGCCGCGGAAGATCCCAAGACCCACGCCTCCGACTTGCTTGCCGTTTTCGTATTTCAGGAAGTTGTGCAGATTATTGAGCAAAATAGGGTATGTCGAGAAAGTGCTTGGATCATTGGACTTCGCATGCTGCCCAGTCGCCAAATTGAACGGCACCTTCCCTTTCTCAGTGAGCCTCCACCCGCACCACAGCGCGTTTAGCTTCAGTTCGCTTGGGATGTACTTAAGGGTCACGTTGTCTTGCATATATACGGTTCCTTTGGATTAAAAATGGTCCTCCTGCTAGGGCTCGAACCTAGGACCTAGCGATTATAAGTCGCTCGCTCTAACCGACTGAGCTACGGGAGGATTGATAACCAGTGAATCTTCGCCCTATTTCGCGAAGAAGAAGGCGCTCACTGGCAAACGCCCATCCAAATTCGGATCAGATGATTCCGCCCTACTTTTCCGGGCGTAAGTAGGGAACGCAGCACTTCCTAGGGCCTAGTGCCATCGGCCTGAAATGGTAGCCACCTATCGAAACACGCATCGGACAAAGGTTTGGCGGCATTCGCTTTGATTCAGACTGCGTCGTCCGAGATATCCGGACCATTGGTCGTTTGTCCCTTTCTTGAGGAGGACCCCAGCACAAGTAGCAAGCACCATAGCAGTTGGGGAACGCATTTTAATTAGAACGGAAGTTCGTCGTCAGAGGGGAAAGAGGTTTCCGGCATAGCAGGAGCCGGGGCTTCTTCAACCGGAAGCTTCTTGAGCTCGGGCACTTTGACTCGACCGTTTTGATAAGCCTCGAGAGAGCGGAACTCGACGATCTTGGTTCCGACCTTCACATTGCCATCTTTATCCTTATATTCTTCTTCGCCGACAACCGCGATAACGTTTTTACCAATGAGTTTTTTCTCGTCCCAATCCCATTTGTAGCCGGGGTTGGTCTTCTCGATAGCGGTGATGAAGGCTTTGAAGAACGGAAGGGCCTTCTGCTTGTAAGAGCGGATGTGGAGCGACCTGTCTTTGAAGCCGGCATCGACCATGTTCTTGAAGTAGTTAGCAAATTCGCCTTTGGTGATGTCACAGTAGACCTCAAGGTATTCGAGGTCCGGGCGATCGACCACATTCGTGATCTTCACGCCATAGATGCCGGCCGGGAGCTTCTTAAATTCTCCGGCTTCGTTGATTTGATCGTATTCTTTGATAGGGTTCATATTTATTCTCCTTTATAGTATTCCCTGATTTTGTTGTCGATCATTTGCAGATCGTTATCGACATACTCTTCGTCGAACATGCCGATCGGTGTTTTGGTGACATCGGTGCCATCGGTGTTCGTCGCGAACACATACTTGCCATTGTGCTTCATCGAATGGAGAACAATGGTGAACAAGCCTTCGATGCAAACTTTTTCATCGAGCAATCGACCAATGGTTTTAGGCTTCGATTCCCCCATATCATTCTTATCTTCGTGCATCACAATGTACACGATCATGTCCGGTTGGAGATTGTCGGTGATGAATCGGATCAGGCTGTAGAAGCTGTCCGCAATCTCATTGTAGAGATCGTACTGGGACGCCCCCTTCTTCTCCCTATGACCCCTCATAAACTTATTGGTCATAAGGTATCCGGCATCGTCAATAACGACGGTTTTGATCCCAGCATCATAAGTTTTGGATAAGATCTCACGGATCATAAGATAGTCGTCGGTATTGCGGACTTTGATGTGGTCGTTCTTGCTGAACGGAAGGGATTTTTTATTAACATTGATAACAAGCGTGGTTTGCGTCATGTTCCTCAACGATGCGGTTTTTCCCGAACCGCTTTTTCCCATAATGAGAACGGGTAATGCCATAACTGTGTTCCTCCTTGGCAAGTCAATTATAGATGCTGCTATTTCAGACTTTCCTTTAACTCCTCCGTAAAATCAATTTCAAACACGACTCCTTCTTCCTTAAGGGCGATTTTCATCGTCGCTTCGGATTTCAGAATAGCATATTTGGTCCCGTAGTTATTATAGGACTTTACGTTGCTCGGCATTTCGCCTCTTTTGATTGCTTCGATGGTTTTCTTTATTGTTTCTTCCATAATTCGCATATTTTCTTACATTCGCAGTAGTAGTTACATCTTATTTTTTCACCGCTGCGCGCTACTATGCATCCTTTCTCCTCCAGTTTGTTTGTAACGAGGTATTCTTTTGCTTCAGTCTCCGTATCGAAAACGGCCGCTGCGCGCTTATTTTCAGGGTTTTTATAGACCGCGAACTGGTCGCCTGAATACCACATTTCTTCGTGGCTGCATTCCGGCAGGTCTTTTGTAGCCAATGCTTTTTCAATGGCATCGATCCTACCGCGCAGCCAATCTTCAATGTAGATGTAGTCGGTGTCTTCCATTTGGTATTTCCACTCGTATATGGGCCCGCAGGGCTGGTTTTTCTTCGAAGGCGACCAGTCTTTGACGATCGCTACAAACCTAATATCTCTTGCACGGATCCCTTCTGATTTCCACAGTAGGTAGGCGTAAGCTGCCCCCTGGATATACCATTCGGTGAAGTCATTTCGGCGTATTTTTGAAACCGTAGTGGTCTTCCAGTCGATTATTTCTTCACTTTGTGGGTCGATGCAATCAATAATCCCCGTTATTTCGACTTCGCCCATTTTTATTGATAGGTGGGTTTCTGTCCAGGATCCTTCGGCAGCTGTTTTTTCTAGCAAGCTATGGACAGCAGTACCTAGCATGGCAGGGATTTTCGAAGCTACGTCCGATTCCACGCCTTCCGGGTTTAGCCGTCGGAGTGCGATTGTCCTTGTTGGTTTTAATAACTCCGTCACCGAGTAGGACTTCTCTCGGATGGGATGGCTGACTTCATCTTCCGCCGCCAAATTAACCAGCGCTTGCGGAAGCCCTAACTTATTGGTAATCATTGTTTCTCAACTCCGATGCAGGGATGTCGGTGATCTCGCTGATTTTCTTCATCATGCCGATCCCGGGCTTGTTTTTCCCGCTTTCTAACCGGGAATAATAGCTCTGACTGGTCCCGATCAAATCGGCCATTTCTTTCTGGGTTAAATTATGATCGAGTCTGTATTTTTTTAAATATGTAGATACCATGTTTTCCTCCTTCGCATAATTATAACAGTCACCTGCCTGCAGTTTCCGATCACTGAAGGGTTTGCATAGTTTTTCGCATTTTACAAAAAATACGTATATATATCAATAAAAAATTTTTTTAAAAACAAGAAAACTATGCAAACTATTCGGGTTATGAAATATTTATGGAAGTTCTATTGCCTTTTTATTCATTATTTATTAAAATTAGTCATACAGATAAGGAGAACCTGTTATGAAAACTTACCTCACCCCCGAACAACTTTTGCAGGAAGCGATCGACTTCTTCGCAGCCAAAGGCATGGAAAACATCAGCAAAGGCGATGATGCCGGATTATATCATTGGCATCCGATCTCATTCACTACCTGCGGCGGAACGCAACGCATCAAAACCCGCGAAACCGAAGACTTCACCGACAGCCGCGGAAAACACCACTACGACGTCTTCGAGTTCGAACACCAGTACGGTGCCACGTTGGATTTCGAAATCGTGTACAGAAGCAACGGCGCTGACAGCAATGCCTCCATCCGAATCAGAGGGATCAATTGGATCGGCAATAGCGGTGAATCGATGATGTTGGGTACCAAGATCTACAACCGTTATTCCTCCAAGAAAAGGCTGGCGATGCTCGAGGAAGCCTACCAGAAATTCATCGAAAGACAAAAAAAGTCCGCGCGAGTGCTTCGAGCAATACCGCAAC